AACCAACGTTTGCCTCGCCCTCTTTTATCCAACCCTTTCGTCTAACTTGCATTAAGAAGTGGGCAAAAAACGATTGGGCTACTCCTCCGGGCATATTATCTAACGCCACAGGGCCTAAACTTTGTCTAACTTGATTTATAGCTACCAAGGCTGACCCGTGATGTAAATGGGCTAGTAGTTTAGGCAAAGCACTATTAACAAACCTTGCTTGCCATGCCATAGGGTTATAACCAAATTCTTCTTCTTGTACTGCTGTAGGAACTAACCCTGCAATACTATCAAGAACAATTACATCTATTCCACTTTCCATCAACTCTCTAGCTGTGTTTAATGCCATTTCACCATTTGTAGGTTGGCTTACTAGTGTTTTAGATACTTCTACACCACACTTAGCCATCCACTCAGCATCCCATGATAGTTCTGTATCTATCCAAGCTGCCGAACCACCATCCTTTTGGACATTGGTAACGACTTGTGAAGCTAAATAGGACTTACCTACGTTAGTTGGACCATAGATTAGAGTAAATCTTTTCTTTGGAATACCCCCACCAGTCAGTTTGTCTAGTACAGGAATGTTAAATGGGATACGCCCATAATCAAACGAAGCACTATCTCCCAACTGCAGATTTAAATTCTTATTTTTTAATAGTTGTTGAATGGCATCTTCTGCATTCTTTTTCATAAGTACCTCTAAAATTTCCACTTATCCCTATTGTTTAGATGAAGGGCTTCTGCCCAGGCAAAATAAACAGCACAGGTTTGAACGATTTCAATGAATAAGGCGGAGTCACTTTGTTCTTGTATTTGATGAGCGACATCACCAACTTTCTTAGACGCAATTACATTCCAAAATTGGTTGGCATGGTTTTGCATACCATACCTTATTTCTTGTCTGTCTCGTTCAGCTACAAGAGCTTCTAAGACAATGACTCTGCTAGGGGTGTCGGCCATTACTCCTCCCCAAGCATCTCATCAAGCTGAGAATCCACCTTCTTCTTTAAGAATTTATATACCTCATCAGAAACGGTTTCGGCCTCTGTGAGTTGGTCTTGGACAGGTAACTCTGTATCTATTTGGTCTACAGTTAAATCTATTCGACCATACTGGTTCTGGTCTAAAGGACCTACTCGAAAAGTAAAGCCAATATGCATACTAACTTTTGACATTTCTCTGTTCCTTCAATTCGTACGTAAATGTATTATTCTTTAACATAAGGCCAATAATTGCATAACCAGCTATATCTACAAAAGTGTCATCGATTGATTCATTTTTAGGTTCTGATGGACGGTTCCAAATAAGATTAGTCAGTCTCGCTAGTTTATCTGTTAGCCGAACAACTAATCCTTGTTCCCGGAAGGCTAAAATATTCTGGTGTCCATAATCATGTTGTTTACTAATAACGGTTTCTGCAATTTGAGTTGCGACATCTCTACAAGCTTGTTCAAATGATGCTTCGGGGGTGCTCAATTCTTCCTCCAGGGGCAAGTAATAATGACTTAGTTTATACTGGATACTTTCACCAGTCTACACCATCCTTATCAGTGAATGGAACATCGTCCCAATCTATATAATCATCCATACTCATAACCTTATAATCAGTTTTTGTAGCCCATGAGGGGTTGCAAATTTCCATATCTACAACTAATGGGATATCTAAACTATTAACCTCTAAAATTTCTTTAAGCTTAAGTGGGATACTTTCCAATTCCGAATTATGTATTTCACAGATAAGTTCGTCATGGACTTGAAGAAGGATATTACTTTTCTTATCTTCTAAGTATTCATCCACCTCTAACATACGTTCACTTAGCAAATCAGCACTTGTGCCTTGAACTAAGTAATTAACACCTTTATAAGCAAACTGTGGGTTAATTTTATACTGTCTACCATACCTGTTCTTAATCCAACCTCTTGCCTCAACCGTAGCAACTACCTTATCAAAGAAGTCTTTTGACCCTCGCATTCCTTCAAAGTATTGCTTCTTATATTTCCCGGCTTCCCTAGGAGTTGTTCCTAATTGTTGGGAAAGCTTATTATTACCAATCCCATAAATAGTTCCAAAAGTAATCGCTTTAGCCATCTGACGATAGAATTTAAACTGTTTATGATTATCATCTATACTAAAGGCTAACTTTGCAGCTTCCCCATGAAAATCTACATCTGTCTTATTTAAAATTTCGTCAATTAGCTCATTTCGGAAGTAAGACATAAAGACACGAACTTCCATCTGTTGATAGTCAAAACCAACTAATGTGTAGTTCTTTCTTGGAATAAACAATCGTCTAATAGCAATCTGATGTTTATCAGCCTCGTCATAGTATTCATCACCTATGAAGGACCATGTACCTAACACATCGTCAGATAACTCTCCATCCATAGTGATTCCTTTTTGTCCCACCATGGCGGATATTTTATCTCTCATTGCTTGCTTACCATCTTCATCTAATAAAGGCTCATGTAACTTAAAATGGTTTCTAGGAATGTTCTGTAGATTAGGTTCTCTAGAAGACAGTCTTCCTGTAGCCGTACCCCAATTACAAAAAGAAGTATGCATTGTTTCTACTTTTAAGTAGGGGTCAATGTACGTAGACTTTAATTTCTCTAGTGTTCTATATTGGCGTATCAGACCCGCGAGTCTATGATTAATATTTACGAGGGCCGCTTCATTCCACGAGTCATTTCCTTTGGAAGTCTTCATAGGGGACTCAATACCCATCGAAAGGAAAACTTCTCCTATTTGTTTAGAACTCGAAATATTAAATTCTTTTTCATCATGTTTAGGCGAAGCAATAGGAAGGTCATAGTTCCATTTAATACGTCCCGAAATATCAAGTATTTCTTGTTGGACAGCCTCTAATCTATTAACAATAGATTTTTGAGTATTCAAAGCATACTTATTATCAATAGAGATGCCGCGCTTCTCCATCTTGTAGAGAACCTTAGTAAGTTTACATTCTAAGTCAAAGATTCTAGTTTGTTGAGTCTTTTGAATCTTTTCTAAACAATCCATATAAATCTTAGCTGTTAGTTCAACATCTTTTTTACAATATTCACCAAGGAACTCAGCTGGAGATTCAGAAAAATCTTTATGCCATTTATTGGCTCTTAGTTCTTTCTTGGTGTCTATGTCATATTGAACTGCTGACTCACCATAGTTTCTTTTTCCTGTGGGAGTTAAACCTAATTCTTTAATGTCACTATGCTCAATTAAACGAACCATCACAATTACATCAATTAGTTTCTTATCAATAACCGTTAGACCATCTTTTTCTAAAAAATGTAGGTCAAACTTTAAGTTATACCCTATATAAGTTTCTACAAATTCATTTAAAAACTGTATCAAGTAGATTAGGGAGTCATCAGGTAAGTTATTCCCTTGGTGGTGACGAAAGGGGTAATATTGTAAAAGCCCACCCGAAGTTGGTTCACCTAGTCCTATCCCACATATCTGATTCATTCCATATGAATCTAACCCATTAGTTTCAACATCAACTACTAGGGTAGGATTTTTTTCAAGAACTTCTTTTAGCTTATCAAGTTCCTCATGCCAGTTATGTTCTGTTACTATCGACATTATGAATTTCTACTTTAATCTTCGCTTCTTCTAAAATTTGAGTAGCCAGAGATTGAACATAAGGCTCCCTTGCAACAATTCTAGAGACTTTACTATTTGCTATCATCTTAGCACAGGTTATGCAAGGTGTCACAGTCAGATAAGCCGTCAAGAAATCATTAGACCTTAATTGGAGAAAAGCATTTTGTTCAGCATGGACAGCTAAACACTTTTCTAAAACTTGCCCGGAAGGTGCATCAGCTCCTTCACAGGGCTTATCGAGACAATGTGGGAAGTGTTTTGGGACTCCGTTATAACCAGTGGCTACCACATGATTACTAGAATCCACTAACACACATCCAACTTTTCTTCTTCGACAAGTTGACCGCTCTCCTGCGAGATAGGCCATCTGTAGAAAGTAATTATCTTTACTTAATCTAGAATAACTCGTCATCATCATCCGAAGAACTCGGAGTGTCACTTTCGGGAGCATTGAAGCTGCCATATCTCTCGAAGTAATACTCCTTGATTTGAGGAAGGTCAGATACTTCTGTCTTCTTCTCTTCAGGAATTTCATCATCTTTAGGTGTAGCAGCTAGAGTATAAGAAGTGTCTAGCATGCCAGAACCAGTTCTCTTGATTCTCATCACACCCTTACTTAAAGAACCCCAATCACTATAGATGTCTACCAATTGATTCCAAATATAATCTCCTCGTCCAAAAGTAAGAGGAATGATTCGGAAATCATCTACGGTTTCTTTAAACATCTTTTTGCCTCCAGGCCCCTCTATCTCTTCCCAATCATCGTTTCGCTTTTCAATATGAATTATATTGTGGACATATGCCCAAAAAGCAAACTTGTGGGAGGGACGTACTGGATTTCCACTAGCATCAGTTTCAGGAACTCCACTAGTGTCCACACGTTCATCTTTCAGAACGTTTGTAAAACGACTACCGACACGGAAAGTATATAGATAAATCTCATCTAAAAACTTATCATTCTCATCTCCTGTCGCAACAGACGTAAGGAACATCTGCTCTCCATCTTTGAGCCAAATCTCTTTGCCAACTTCTCTTGTCTCTTGAGGATTTTTAAAATCCTCTCGACCTTTTTGTATGCGACTTATGCCACTCATACTTAGTCTCCTTTACCAGATACTTTTATTATTAATTACTTTATTTAAAACGTTGATGTTACTTATCTCTTGAACATCTTTGTATTGTTTAGGTAATTTCAAATAGGATAGCATGAATCTATTACTCATAGCAATAGTTGCTTTATTCATACCTTTCTTACCTGCATCATCATTATCTAAGGCTAAAACAACTTCATTTGGGTGTAAGGTGCCGATTAAATTAATTTGTGTTGGAGATACCGATGCCCCCAATACAGCTACAGCAGAGTAGCCATGTTGATTTAACCACATGCAATCTAAGGCTCCTTCCACTACGTATATTGTTTCTGTTTGATATAACTGATTAATTCCAAACAGACTGTGTGACTTTGCAAAACCTGCTGAAAATAAATATTTTGGAATAGCTTGAGTTCGTCTAGACACCCACCCTTGAATTTCACTGTTGGTATTTTCAACAGGTATTAAAAAGTCTGAGTACCTATTAGTTTTACATCCCCACTTAAGAACTGTCTCTTTAGTGAATCCTCTTTTGTATATCCAATGGGAATCTGGAATGTCTAAAAGTTCATCTGGCTCTTCATACTTAGGTGTGGTGTCTATAAAGTCATCTACAGATAAACCGTCTAATAAGGTTAAGTCAATTTCCCAATTCTTCTCTTCTATCTCTGCATCAACCTCTTTCCAAGATTTCCCGGAGAGTTTGTAGATGAAGTATTTTAGACTTCCTTGCCCACATCCGGCGAAACAAATCCAAACTCCCTTTTCAAGATTAATAGAACATGATTGTCTACTATCCTCGTGAAAGGGACAATGAATTATAACTTGATTGTCGTCTGGTAAGGAAACCCCATACTCAGCTAATACAGAGTACCAATCGACCATTACCTATCCTTTTTGTTTTTTCTCAAGAATAGAACTACTTCATTTTTATAGCCGTTAGGGTCCATAACAATGCCCTGCTTAATATCACCAATAGTGACATTCACAGGAATTTTACTTTTTCCCTTGCTCTTTAGTGTCTTGACCACGATTTCATTTTCTCTATGAACCCGCTCAATTTTAGTCTCACCTATAAGCCAATTTAAAAGTCCCATTTCAGACCTCCTACTATGTTAAAAATCGCCCCACTCATAGTCCGGTAATTCTTCTATATCACCATTGTTAACCTTCCAATTCATAACTGTCAAATCTTTCTTTAACTCTCCGTCACGATACTTTTGGAATTGAACTAATCGTTTATCATCCTCATCCTCTAAAGCACACATAGCTAATGCAACATCAGCCGCCCGTATTAAGGCATCACCAAATGCTACTTGGTCTGCCCTTGGTGGGGTGAACATATTCGCTGCCTCTCTTGTAGCCTGTGTTGATACCATAATTGGAGTATTGGTTGAGGTAGCTAAATTCTTTAGACCATAGAACAACATATGAGACTGTTCCCAGGCAGCCTTCCGAGAATCTCCTGTACTAACTAAGTAAACACCATCAATAACAACAAATTCTGGTGTATGTTTTCGGACCAATCCAGCAATTGCTTCTAAGGAAATACCATTGGTCCCAGAAATATGGTCACATACTAATAGGTTTTGTGTGTCTGATTGTTCCAAGAACTTAGTATACAGTTCTTCATCAATTTCATCTCCATGTCGTAAAGCCCTATGGGATAATTTATAGCCCATCATCTTTGCTAATACAACATCAAGTCTCATATTAATGGATTGAGTAGGCATTTCAGTTGATATAAGTAACGTTTTGTGTCCATGAAACACGGAGGTGGCTGCCGCATGCACACACAACCAAGTTTTTCCTATTGTTGGTCTAGCAAACATGGCAATTAATTCGCCCGGATTCCACCCTACTCCTGTATTATTGATAGTTTTAAAGCTTGTGGGAATACCCATTAAGCCATTTCCCATCTTTCTTTTCTTAGTTCTTTCTCTCCATTCATCTAGTCGAGAAAGGTTTCCCTCATCATAAGACTGAACATCCTCGTCATAAACAACTTCAATATCCGTTAAGCCCACCATCAGCGCCGATAAAGCTTCTTTAGGATTCTCTTTTATCTTTTCTTTTTGGGCCTGTACTGTCTTTACGATTGTTCGATATAGTACCTGTTCTTTAAAGGTTTCAACCGCATAATCAAAGTTTACTGAATTGGCGCTTTTATCCAAGGTTGGAAAATTTTCGCAGAGTATATCAGTTGAGGGAAATTCTCCATACGTATCAAAGTGATTAATAATGAAGCTATATGCATCTCCATGCCTAGCAAAATCCTTATATGTATGTTTAAATGACCTTAAACTGGTCTTATTGTCTAAATTTAATACTAATGCCGACTCAATGTATTCAAAACTGGGCATTCACTCCTCCTATTTATAATAAAGAACTCTATTTGAATCTGTGTGTACGTAATATGATATGGTAGGAGTAGTATTGTTGTCAACATATGAAATCGCTTCATCTAGAGAGGAAAATGTATCAACATCCCATGATTCTTTATTGTCATTAGACTTAGCAATAACGTAGTATTTTTTTTGACTACGCTCTTTTGATTTCTGAATGAGTTTCCCCTGCATCCGTCTTACCCGTCTTGGCATTAGTCCACTCCCGTAACTTATTTAATACTTCTTTTCGTTTATTTTTTTGTGACGCTGAAGGTAACCATACAGCATCTAAGAACATAAAAGCACGATATAACTGTTTAATCTCAGGTGTGCCCTGTTTTTTAACGGCCCAATAAACATCGGGATGTGGAACTAAATAATAGCTAACTCCCGCCGCAAAATATGGAACATTGACTGTTCTATCATTATTATTGATACAATTTAACATTGCACAAGCCATAGCACTCGAACCATGAATGTTCAAAGCTTCCTTAAGCTTATGCATTTCATTGCCAATAAATCCTACACCCTTATATTCTCTTCCATGCTTATCGTGGTAAAGAGTTCCAAATAAAGAATATAATTCTTTAGTATTAAGATTATTAATACTTAAATTCATCGGCCAAATTTACAAACTTTTCTCGTAGGGTCTGACGAACCTTATAGGCACTCTCACCCAAATCTTCAGTAATCTCTTCCATGGTCATACCTTCTAACTTCAACTTTATAAAAGTCTTTTCTTGTTCTGACAATCCTTGCGAATTAAGCCATATATCAGCTTCGATTTCAGCTATCTTTATTTCGGGTCTTGAATCTACTAACGCCTTTGCTAGTACACGGGGTAACTGTCCAGACTCTGGAAAAACCTTATCTAGACTTCGTTGTTCAGGTTGGCGTTGAGCCTTGCTGATTAAGGTACGAATTGTGTTAACTAAAGAAGTATGTAAATAAGTATGAAACATAACTCCACGAGTTTCATCGTAGGCTTTTGCGGCTTTTAATAATGATATTCTTAGTTCTTGGGCAATATCTTCTTTATCCATTCCGATAACAAATGCAGTGGACACCATTTTTTGAATTTTAGGTTCCCATTGTCTAATTAAATCATCATTTATTTCTAGCATCTTTATTTCCAGCTTTACGTGCTTTTGAGTCTTGTCGTAGTCGTCCCCACAAATTTGGTTTTGCTCGATTATCATTCGGATTTGGTCGTATATACATAGGTCTATGCATCATTAACTCTAAATAGGGAATTGTACTTCTTATATGATTATAGTCTTGCCACTCATTAAAACATTCTACGTAACATGTGTCAGGTGTTAAAGTTAACGCGGCTAGTGAATGTACTGGAAAAGTTGAATGGGGGGAAGCTTTTAATCGTTTCATAATAGCATTAACTTCATTAATTATAAGTATTGCTAATTTAGTGTCCACATCAGGATGATGACAAACCCAATGAATCGTAGTAAAGATAGATATAGATTCTTGAGCGTCTTTTCTTATTTCCGCTATTATTTCTTGACCTTGGTAAGGCAAAAAACTTATGTACGCCTCTAGCGTATTAGCATCATCCAAAGCCATATGTACATCACTCAACTCTATTCAACTGTCTCTTCTACCTCTATAATAGCAAGGTCTACTACAGTATATCTTATTGTACCCACGATTGTATTTATTAACTATTTGTCCTCTTTTTCTATAGAATGGGACCCGACAAGAAGCACAATTTACTTTGATGTTATAGTACTCAAATCTACACGTACCGTTATGTACCATGGTTAGGCTGGGTTCTCTACATTGCAAACAATATTTAACCTTCTTTCTCTTCGCCCTTATAGTGGGAACGTTATTATTTTTTAAGACTTTATGAATATACTGTCTTGAGACTTGAAAATTCTTCCCAATTTGTTCTAATGTATCATGAGGATTATCATATCGATATTGGATAATCTCTGAAATCATTTATTCCTCTTTATTTTTTCCTTCGTGCCTAGTCGCCCTATTTTTAACGTGAACATAGTCTTGAACTAAATAAGCCCGTCTTTCTAAAGGGTGTTGTCTATACCCTCCATAGAAAGGCAATAGGGCCACATATGTAATAAACCAGGGAATAACTAACCACCTCTTTTGGTCAGCTAAATGGTATCTTTCGTGAGCCTGTATTGCCTTGTCAAATCTAACGTGTTCTTCGTAAAA